AAGTTACTCTAATTATCCATTCACTTTTTTTCATATCAGCATTGACTTTTATAAAATTATGTATATAATGGAGCGTGTAGCGGATGATATGTTGGATACTCCAAGCTAGTGTAAAGTACCGTTACCGTCATCATCATAATCATTAAAAGCATCAAATATTTCATTTACTTTATCATTATCTTCTTTTGTAAACATAGTTCTTTTGTAGTCACTATCTTTTCTTGGAGCCTCAAGTTTTTGATAGTCTTGCGACATATGTTCAAAACTTTTAGTCATCTCGGAAGAGGCGTTTGTAATAGTTAAAATCTTTTTAATTGGTATGGTAACTATTTCATCATTGGTATAGGCCGCCCATTTAATAAGAGCTACAAAATCTTTGAAGCCTTGTGGTGTTAACTGAGGCACATACTTAATTAATAAAGGTTTAACTAATCTGATTAAACCAGTTGATTCGGCCAGTTGTTCTTTTGGAAAAGCACAAACAATGTCATCACCATTGTCTAACTTTATTATTTTTACTTTTGTAGTTGGTTGATGCATTTATTTTAACTCTACATTGTGAATTTCGTAATTAAAGTCTTCACTATTGTATATATTTATTCTTTCTCTAAAATGAGCCAAAGTGTAATTCTCTTTATCGTTGTAAGATATATCATCAGCAATATCATATAAAGTAGCTGAAGAATCATTATCTTTTAACCTAAGGCCACGACCAATAGATTGTAAATTTCTAATACGAGATTTGCTAGGGGAAGCGAAAACAATGTTGTGAAGATTCCTAATATTAACGCCAGTGGAAAAGACACCATAACTAGCAATAATGATAGCATTATCGGACTTTTCCGTAATCGCTCTAATATCTTCTCTAACATCAGCATCGACACCTCCGTGTACAAAAAACACTTTTCTATTTTGTGCTTTTTCTTCGATTAACCCTTTAAGAATCTCACCGTGCTTTTCAACGTATTGAAATAAACATAAAGAATTGCCTTGTAAAGAAAGACAAAGATTCCTTATATATTTATTTCTTTTTTCGTTAGAAACCAAATAATCCATTTCTTCCTGATAACTTTTATCTTTTAAAAAATGACGAGCTGTTTGATCGTGTTGTAATACTAAACACATTATCTTTAGTTCAGCTAATTGTTTCTTTTCTTGTAATTCACTTGTTGATACAACTTTATTTACTGTACCAAATAGACCTTCTAATACTAATTTGTGTGTTTTAGTACCATCAAGTGTTCCTGTCAATCCAATTCTATATTTACATTTTTCCAATTTAGTCATTAATTTAGTTAATGAAACTGCTTTAAACAAATGCGCCTCATCACCAATAATCATACCAAATTGTTCAAACCATTTTTTGGGTAAATTATAAACTGATTGCCAAGTAGATATTATAACTCTTTTCTTTGTTTCTTTTTCGTGTCCAGAATATATCCTATGTACATTTCTTTCACTATTATATCCATAATCTTTAAAGTCTTTAAATAACTGCTCTACAAGCGATGTAGTGGGCACTATAATCAGGATCTTGTCCTGTTTAGTATCTTTTAGTCGTAATAGATTAAATATCATCATAAGATAGACTATGAGAGATTTACCAGATGCCGTAGGCGATAATAGTAAACATCTATCTTTTTGTACTGAATATTTGAATGCTTCTCTTTGATAATCTCTAACTTCAAATGGAAGTTTAAGCGCTTTGATTAATTCATCTAATTTCTTTTCATCTACTTTTGTTTCTTGTATTTTAGTGCCATCAACGACTTGTACATCATTGTCTTTACACCAATTTAAAATATAAGGATATAGACCAGCGTATATTTTACCACTAGCATAATTGAATAATCTTATTTTACCGTCCCAAACTCTATTACGATATTGAGGCATAAACTTATAACCAGGAACTTCAAATGTAAAAAACTCTCCTATCTCTCGTCTAATATCAGCATCTGCTTCTATTTTAAGATAGACTTCGTTTACTTTATCTATGATAATATATCTGGTTACTGTCATTATTAGATAGCGCCACTAGTAAACTTCCTCCAATCAATAGCATTTTTAATAGTGAAACCACGATTGGATATTTGTCTAATTGTTCTATCTAAAAAATCTACTGTTGTTTGTATGTAATCTACTTTTTGTTTTAACTTTTGTAATTCATTATCTGATTCTAAATATTTGTCAACATCTGTTTTTAATAATTTGAATTGAAAAGGTTTTTGAGCGTAAACACTTGGATCTGCTTTACCAGTATAGTATTCCCACTTTTCTCTTTTAAGTATATTATATTCAGTTTCACTACGACTTAACATTAACTTATACTTTGTTAAGTGTTTTAAATATTGATTGTGTAATTGTGGTGTTTTTAATGATTCTAAATCTAATTCAGTATCATTTATTTTAAGGTCTTTATCAGCCTGTTCTTGTAATTCTTCTAATGTCATATTCACTCCTTATTATATAGTATATCATAAAAACCTTATTTTGTAAAGATTATGATGTAGTTACACTCGTTGTTGACGAGCCTGTTGTCGCAAAATCATATATTTCATAACTAAATGATACCGTTGCTGTTAAGTAGTCAACATCAGCGGCTTGTTGATTATATTGTAGTCCTGTTAAACCAGTAGGAAACAAGTTTCTAAATCTTACTTCTACTTGTGAATTATTTTTACTTGATAATACAGTTAATGTAGCGTCAGAATATGTACCACCTGTATTCGCAGCGCCATATTTTACTTTACCTATTTCTGTACTTGTTTGTGTAGTCTTTGCTGGAAATCTATCATTACCAGATGTGACTAAATTTTGAAATTCTGAATGATCTCTTGGAAATCCTAAACCTACTAACCAACCGTGTATTTCTTGGAAGTTCTCTAAATTCTCATCTACTAAAAAAGTCATTTGTAATGGTTCATAAGTTAGTTTCTCACCAGGTATTGGAATGTCTTTTAAAGGTGTTGATTGTACCATTGTACCACCTAGTGTAATACCAGGAATATTTACTGCTGTACAAAAATATTCTACTTTAGGTAATTTGATAATACTAAACTTAAACTGCGTTGGTGACGCATAATCAAGTTTTGTTGGCTGACGTGATAAAGAATTTAATGTTGTCATAATACTATTTATATGTTATCTAGGAAGCGCTTTTGATTCACCAAGTTTGATAATACCCTCTACAACAGCATTAATATTACCATTTTCTTCTAGTTTTTCTACACAGGGTTCTTGTTCTGTAGTTACCTGTCCTTCTTTACATAATACTTGTTCCGTTTTGTTAGTTTCACATGCACTTGCCCAAGTAAAAATAAACAAAAATAATGCTGCTATTACAAATATGTAAAGATATTGAATTAGTATTTTTTTCATAGTAGTATTTATTAGATATAAAAAAGGCGAGGTTTTTTAGGCCCCGCCTTTTAAAGTTTTCTGTATTAACAGATTACATAATGTTCGTTACTTGAACACGTCTGTAGTATCTGTTAGAGTTAGCTGAACCAGCATCGTTCACAGCAGAAACAGCACCTGAAGCGGCACCTGTTTGTGCAAATGGGTTTGCAACTAGACCATATCTAGTTTTGAAACCAATTTTTGGTTGGAACGTGTCTTGTCCTACTGCTCTCACCATTTGTAGTGGTACATATGGACAATAGAAAATACCAGCATCGTAAGGTGAAGTACCTTTGTAACCTACTACGAAGTATTGTTTCGCAGCTTGGTTTGCTGAATATGGATCTATGTACACTTTAAATCTACCATTTAATACACCAGCAAAAGTATTACCAGTATCGTCAATGTTTAGATTGTTGTTAAGTGCAGGTGTGTAATCTAAAACACCAGCCATTTGTAAAGCACTAGCAACGTCAGAAGATGTGATAAGGATATTTCCTTTTCCTCTTCTTGTTCTTTGTGCGATAGCATTTGCTTCTCTTTCAACTTGGAACATTAGTCCTTTGAATCTCTCAACTGACCATCTACCATTTGAGTCAGTATCTAAATCAAAGATACCTTCTGTAGTAGTATTGATTGTTCCAGAGTTCGCAGATGCACCTTTTTCAGCGTTGATGTAGATAGTTCTTACAACTTCTCTGTTGATTTCCGCAAGGATCTCAGCAGATAGAATGTTTGCAAGTTCTGTCTCAGCATCTAAACCGTGGATTGCTTTTAAGTCTTGAGCAAGTTCCATAGTGTATTCTGCTTTAAGAGCTCTTGATCTAGCAGTTACTGTAGATTTCTCAATTGAGAAAGCCATTTCAGCGAACTGATTACCAGAAGCGTCTCCTAATGCCTCAGCAGTTGCTGTTGACATACCTTCGAACTTGTTGTATGCACCAGCAGGTGAGTCATTTAAGATACCTGGGTTAGTTCCAGCTTGAGCAGCGTCAGGAGTTTGACCAACAGTTGAGTCTCCAGCAGCATTTCTGCTTGAGAATTCTGTGTCAGCTTCGTTGAACATTGCTTCAGCGCCAGTTTGTGAAGTATATCTGCTTCTCATTGCAAAGATAAGTCCAGTTGGACCAGTCATTGGTTGTACACCAGCGATATCGTATGCGATAAGATTAGGCATTGCTCTTCTAACTAAAGAGATCAAAATTGGATCCCAATTAGCTACTGAAGAACCTGTTGCGTTAGCAGGAGCTGCTTCGTTTAAGAATGCAGCGTCTTCTTTTTGTGCTCTTTCTTGGTTTTCCAAGATAGTAGCTGTAACGGCACGTCTGTAAGAATCACCGATTTTTGGTAAATCAGGATGCTCTAGGACTGGCTGCCATTTTTTTTCGTAAGTTTCAGATAAGTACATATCTTCCTCTCTCCTCTATATTATTTGACAATTTTAATGTCTTTTGTTTTACTTATAGCGGCGGTATAAGCAGCCATACTATTTGATAAATCAGCAGGATCTACCTGTGATTCATTGCCTACCGCTACATCATCTATTTCAGTTGAAGATTCTTTCTTCGCACCAAAGTAACTTTCTTTAATAGTTGCTACTTTAGTTTTGAAGTCCTTTTCATTTGAAAACTCAACTTCTTCAGCAAGTTTGTTAAACTTCTCTTTGGCAGTATCAGCTAAATCAGAAGACGCCTCATCAATGATGTCTTGTCTTTTTAGTTCGCCGATCTGTTTGTTCTGTTCAACATTCTTTTCGATTTGTTCGTTAAGTTTATTTTCAAGGTCTTCAATTTTTGAAGCTTGATCTTCGAGCACATTATATTTTTCATCTGGAACATCAATGTAGTGATCTTCAAATAATTTTTTCAAACCACTTATGAAGTCCTCAGCAATTTCGCCTTTGATACCACGCTCGATTGCTAGTTTGTTTTCTTGCATCCATTCTTCTACAACGTAGTTTAGATACGAGTCAACTTTTTCTACCAACTCTGCTTTTGCAGTATCAACTTCTTCTTTAAGTTTTTCTTCATAGCCAGCTTTCAATTTCATTTTAGCTTCTTTAACTTTTGAGTTAACAGCAGCTTCAAATATAGTCGCAGCTTTTGCTTTGAAGTCTTCAGATAAGTCTTCATCTTTAGTTAAAGCTTCAACGTCTGCAGATACGTCAATAAGTTCGTCTTCCGACTCTTCTTTCATATCTTTTTTCTTTTCGTCTTCGTGTGACATCTCTTTTTTATCTTGCGATTTTTT